TGTTCCGCCGCGCCGCTGGCCCGCGCTTTCTCGTTGGCGCGGTCGATCGCGTCACGCACCACCCGCTGATACGTCTCCCGCGCCGCGAACGACTCCACCGCGATCTCCGATGCCCCCACCTCCACCGCCAACTCGACCGCCGTCTTGGCCCAGGCGTCGGACGTCATCGGCGCCGACTTGTCCGCGATCAGCGCCGCCCCGTACCGCGCCGCCGACACCGCCACGATGCCGCACGCATCACCCGACCCGGAATCCGACGGGTCCACCCCCACCACCGTCAACGACGCCCCCTGCGGGGCCGCGGCCATCCGCCACGAATCCAGCCACGCCTGCTTCACCAGCCCACCCTCGGGCGCCGACGGCACCCCCATGAACTGCGCGAACCACATCCGCTCACCCACCGCGCGCCGGCGGTCCACGTAATCGGCCGGCGTGAATCCCAGCGCCGAAACCATCGCCACCCCCGGCGCCTTACCCAGCGCGTCGGCCACCTTCGGATCCCCCACCGCGGTCACGTTGGTGCGCCGCCACCGGTTCGGCTCCTGCTTCAGCAGCGCGCCTGCGAGATCCTCCTCGTGCCAGCGGGTCATCACCAGCAGCACCGACCCGCCCGGGTGCAGACGCGTCGACAGCGATCCCTGATACTCGGCCAGCACCCGCTTGCGGTGCGCCGCGCTGTCGGCCTCCGCCGCGCCGCCGACGACGTCGTCCAAGATCATCAACTCGGCGCCGAAACCGACGATCCGCGACATGATGCCCGCCGCCATCAGACCGCCGTTGCGGCCCTCGACGAGCCAGCGGCCGACCGCCGTCTTGTCCTGCGCGATCCGATACCCCAGGTAGTCGGCGTGTTCCTTGATGATCTCGCGGACCTTGCGGGAATGCTCCTGGGCCAGATCGTCGCCGTTGGTGATGATCATGATCTGCATGTCGGGGTCGATCATCAGCGCCCACACGGGCAGCCACACCGCCAGCATCTCCGACTTCCCGGTCCGCGGCGGGGCCGTCGTCACGTCGCGCTGATTCGGTTCCCGCACCGATCGCACCGCCACATCGGACAGCAGCCGGATCGTCGGCGTCACGTTGAACTTCGGATCCAGATACGCCGCGAGCTCCGCCGGGGACTGCGGGCGCCGCAGCCTGCGCGCCGCCGCGACATGCCGGGCGGCAGCCAGCAGACGGATCACCTCGGACACGGCGTGAGGTAACCACCCGGCGGTGCACACCGCAGCGGTGCCCTCCGCAAAGAAATAATTCTCAACTTTGGCGTACCAAACGGTTGACACTATGGCGTAACGTACGCTAAAGTTGGTTCTACCAAGGAACGAAAGGAGGTGGTGAATTTGAACGAATCCCGATGGGGACTCCTGATAGCGGGAGCCGCACTGATCTTCCAGATCGTGCAGGTGATCCAAAATCGGAAGCCCCGGAAGGGGAAGCGGCGCAAGCGCCGAGGCCGTCACCGGAAACGGTGACCTGAGAGGCCCCGGGCGTGAAAGGCGCCCGGGGACCCTCGGCATTTACCAGACTACCGACCAACAACCCGAGGAGAAAGACCACATGAACACGCTGAAAGCCAACTACGACCTCGTCGGCAGCGTCGCCACCGCCGGCGTCCTGCTGATCGTCGCAGCGCCCTGGCCCTTCTGGGCCGTCTGGGGCGCGGTCGTCACCTACCAGATCGGCAACCGCATCGCCCGCGGCTGGGCCCGATGACACGATCGCACCAGTACCTCAACCAGGCACAATGCGAGGAGCGGCTCGGACTCGCGCCCAAATCGCTATCCGGCTACAAGCTGCCGCCGCCCGACGCCATCATCGGACCGATACCACCTGGCTGGAAGCATCCCGACAAGCTGCCGCGCGGCACCGTCCGCGGCTGGCTGCCCTCCACGATCGACCGGTGGAATGCCAGCCGCCCCGGCCGCGGCGCCCGCACCGACCTCAAACACGACTGACCGTGACCGCGATCTACGACCGCCCAGAAGTGGGTTTCCTGAAGTCCTACCTCCAAGAGATCAGCGACGGCCTCTTCGACGAATGGTCATACGACGGCGAACTGCTGCGCTTCAACTGGCACGGCATCCGCCGCGTCTGGAAGAACACGGGAAAGTCCCGATTCACAGACGGCGTCGAATACATCGTCATGCGCTGGCCGGACTGACGTGCCTCAAATTCTTGCGTGAAACCTGCACTCCCGCAGGTCAGCCCACCGCCCACAAGAAGAACACACCGAACACCGCCAACAACAAGCATCCGACGATCATCAGCGCCAGCACCACCAGCCCGGCCGCGATACCCACCGCCCACGCCAGCACCTGCACCGACCACTTCAGCCACGGCGGCCAACCCGGCGGAAACTCCGGCAACTCCCGCGCCCACCGCTCGAGCGACGTCACACCACGCCGTCCCGGTCATCCGGGTGCACGAAGACACCCGCATCCGTCAACCGCACCCACTCAGCCGGAGTCGGCGGCCCGATATGCAGCACGTCGACGAAATGCCGACCGCCCGGCAGATACGTGAGCCGCACCAGCGTGGGGCGATCAAGCCCCGCGTCGACGTGCGCCGAGTGACCGTCAAAGATCTCCCACGAGCACCACGTAGCAGTGCTGAGGTCCCCATCCTTCGCGTTAGTCCGCACCACCACGGTGTGGCCGTCCGCATTCGGCTCCAACCGCAACCGCCACCACGACGCCTCAGCGGGCGCCGCAACCCCCGCGGCATCAGCAGGCGGATAGGGCGACACGATCGTGCTCACGACCCCTCCACCGGATCAATATCCAAAACCACATCACCCGGCAACGCCCAACCACCAGAATCCGACCACACACCCCGCACCACCAACCCACGCTTCGCCCCCACACCCAACCCATACAACGTGCACAACGGCGCATCCACCGGAAGATCCTGCAAAGCCGCCATAAGGTCCCCAACCGTGCGGCACTCGATCACAACGCCGCCCCCACCAGCGTCACGCCCCGATTCGGAATGAACTCACCACGCATCAGGAACCTCCACCTCCACCCCATTCACCAACACCCGAACCCGCCGCGCACACCCCGCGTCGTCGCAATACTGAAAACCGGAACACTGCCAACCTCGACATCCTCCGACACCTCAACCGACACCGCCCCCGAACCACCAGAACCCCACGGCACCCGCAACACCGGCCAACCCGTACCACCCGCAACCAACTCCGGAAACCCATCACGATCTATTAGCCCACCTCACAAAAACCAGAAAAAATTACCCAAAAAATACCGACCAAGCTCACGGGCCCTCCGCGTCTCCTGCGGGCGGGGGGTGGGGTCGGAAACCCCCGGGGATTCCGCGCGGCCGTCACGGGGTCGCCTCGCTCCCGGCGCGGGCCCGCACGTTGTAGACGGTCGCGCGGGCCACGCCGAATTCGCGCGCGAGGTCGGCTGCCGATTCGCCGCCGGCCAGACGCTGCCGAATTTCGGCGGCCTGCGATTCCGTCAGCGCCGGCTTGCGGCCCTTGTATTTCCCCTTGGCCTTGGCGATCGCGATGCCTTCGCGTTGGCGCTCGAGGATCATCGACCGTTCGAATTCGGCGACGGCGCCCATCACGGAAAGCATCAGGGTGGCGCACGGATCGGAGCGGTCGGCGGTGAACCGTAGGCCCTCTTTGGCGAAGCGGACGGTGACGCCGCGGTCGGTGAGCTGGTCGACGGTTTGGCGTAGGTCGACCAGTGAGCGGGCGAGGCGGTCCATGGAGTGGACGATGAGCTCGTCGCCCTCGCGGACGTAGGCCAGGCACGCTTGGAGCTGCGGCCGGGCGGTGTCTTTGCCGCTTGCGTGGTCGGTGAAGACGCGGTCGAGATCGATGCCGTCGAGTTGGCGTTCGGTGTTCTGGTCGATGGTGGAGACGCGGATGTAGCCGACTGTCTGGCCACGCGGCGAAGCCGCCCCCGTTGTGGGAGCGGCTTGCTGCGAGCGGTTGTCGCTCGTCATGGGGTCACCTGGCGTCGGGGGTGTAGGCGTCGGCGTTGCCGTTGGCGTCGACCACGACGTAGCAGGGCCAGGCGGCGACGAGGACGCCGCCGTCGTCGTAGCAGCCTGCGGGTGCGCCTTGCGGGTTGCCGGGGCCGCAGATGCGGTTGCCGTCGTCGACGCAGCTCCAGCCGGGCTGGTCTTCCTGCACGGGTGCGGCGTGGGCGATGCCGGCCGTGAGGGGCGCGATCGCGATGGCGGTGGTGACCACGAGGGTCTTGAGCATTGGTTTCCTTTCGTCCGATCCCCCAGGTTTGTCTATCTGGGTTCTAGACGATGGTATCCCGGTGTCTCACAATTAGCAATAGGCTTTTGTTGGATTGCGTTCTGGCTGGTCAACCGGCTGATGCCCAGTTGACTGTGCATGTGCCGCACGGGTGTACCCATGTTAGACGGATTCCTCGTCGTCCAGCAGCGCCAACGCCTGCTCAATCCACGACTCACCAGGCGGCATCGCCTGCTCGGCCGCCTCCGTCGCCCGGATGACGGCCAGCCACTCAGCGATCTCGTTGGCCGGGATGCCACCCAGGGCCAGCACCCCGCGGGCCACCCGCACCTGCAGCTCCCACAACGGGTCATCCGGGCCGATCACCTGCCCGAACAACTCTCGGCAGTGCGCCTCGAGCTCGGCGGCCATCTGCGCAGGCGAGAGCTGCCCCTCGGCCAGATCCCGCGCGACGCTCATCGCCGCCTTGATCTCGACAACCGGCACCGTCACGACACCGACACCACCTCGGCATCGAGGACCGGGAGACGGCCGGCGTCGCGATGCCCGGCCGCGATCGCCAGCAGATCCTTCTCGGCCGAGTCGAGGACCGCGCTCGCGCTGGTGTTGACCTCCAGCGTGACGTTGTGGTCGACCTCCTGCGTGACCGGGATCTTCTGCCCGGTGAGCTGCGCGTTCTTGTCGGCAACGTAGGCGATGGCGCGGTTGATCGCGATGACGGCTTCGGTGTCGTTGGCCGCCTCGGCTTTCTCGAGCTGGCGGAACAGCGACGAGATCGACTGCCGGTAGGCGCCGACCGTGTAGGCGCGGGCGGTGATCACGTCTTCGGGTGGTTCGCGCAGCATGAGTCGTTTGACCGTTTTGGCTGCTGAGCTGCGGCTTTGGAAGCCGAGCTCGTCCGCGATCTCCTGCCAGGTTCGGCCTCGGCACTTGAGGCGCAGCGCTTCCTCGGCGCGGGCGCGGGCGTCGCTGCGGGGTCCTTTTGGGGCCATGTGGGCAAGTTTGGGTTGGGGGGGTGCAGGTGGGTGGGTTTTTGGTTGGGGTGGCGGTGTTGTCATTTTGGGTCCTAGTAGGGGGGTTCGTTGGGGTCTGTTGTGTCGGTTTGCGGCGGTTGGGTGTCGTTTTCGGGTTCTTCGGCGTGGTCTGGTGGTTGTCCGGTGAGTGCGGCTTTGACGGCGGCGATGCCTCGGGCTGCTGTGGCGCGGCGGTCGGTGTGGTCGCAGACGGTGGTGCCGTTGTAGCCGTCTGGGTCGCAGAGGGGGCAGTTGGTGATGGCGGTTTGGCGGGCGTCTTCGGCTTGTTGGCGTTCGGTGGCGCGTCGGGTGGCTTGTTCGCGTGCGGCGGCTTGGGCGCGTTCTTTGGTGGCTATGTCGGCGTTTTGGAGCCAGCGGGTGTGGAGGCGGCCGTAGCCCTTGCATGCGCCGCAGTTGTCTGGTGTGCCGTCGGGCATGTGCTTGGGGCAGTAGCGGGGGGGCTCGTCGGCGGGGGCGGGG